TGTTCGAGATATTGTCTCTCGACCTTCTCATCCTCAAAAAAGAAATCAGACATTTTGCTGTGCCTCCAATGCACATATTAATGTATATAAATATTAGCATAGTTGACAAGTCTTGTCAAAGGAAATAAGAGAAAATCCTGCCTATATTTATTTATTATTGTTAATTACTGTAAGAACCCAATACGCCAGGAGTAGAACGACCAACTTAACCAATATACTTTTAATCATTTCAATGCCTTCCTTATCATTTCCACAGCGTCACCTCTAGCAATATGTGTGGGTGTAAATCTAAATACACGCCATCCCAATAATGTCGCATGATTATATTTTTCGCAATCTAATTGAAATCCTTTGCCAGTGACATGCCGACCCCCTGACCAAATCCCACCCTCGACTTCAGCAGCTACCATTTCATCAATCCAGGCAAAATCAAACCGCCAGCGTCTAGGTTTGGCAAACGTGTACTCACGTTCCCACTTCTTAATATTAAGAGCTTTCATATGGAACTCTAGTTCTAGCTCTAGGTCACTCTTAACCATGTTGTTCAACGTTCCCCGATGCCTTGCCTATCTGGTCATCTGCTAGATTACCATGCCACTGCCATTTTACACTTAAGGCCTTTTGTTTTGCTCTCCAGGACATGCAATGTTCGACTAACTGCTCTGATGATGGCGTTGAGCCCTGCGCTCCTCGCCAGTCGTTGGTATACCAGTCCTTGATTATGTCATCCCATGCCCAGCGATCTCCAGCGTTAGGTCCTGCGATGAACCCAGCATTATAAAGTGTACCAACTGCATCCATCACATCTTCCATTTTGCTCGCTTTGTTATTGGTTGTCCAGTAATCCATAAGCTCTTTACTTAACCCTAACGCTTCTAGTATCACTAATAAGGTCATCCGCTTAAGGTCTTTTTCGTATGTTCGTTTCCAATATCCTGGTAAATCTGTTAAGTGTTTAGCCAATATAGTCATTTATCCGTCCCAATAAAGTAGTTGTTTTATTCTTATCTTTTCTACCTCTATTCTTACTCTTAATCTCTCTCTTAATATAGTCACTATTGTCAGCGACTTTTGTCACCTCTACGTCACGATTTGTGACGCCATCACGCCACCTTTGTAACCGTTTACGGTCACGAGGCGTGAGCGGAGCTTGGCGTTCCTTCCATCCGTACATAATTAGCTTATCTTTGCGCTCGATAATGACACCTGCCTTCTTTAATTGGTCAATACAGGTTATGGTTGTGTCCTCCTGTCTGCGTAAACGCCAGGCTATATCATTTATACCAGGAATCACGCCCTCTTTATTAATCTCACCTGCCAACATCCACAATTCGACAGCCAACCGATAAAGATTGTCAGGAAGCATAGCTATCTTAGGGTCGTCTAACAATTCTATATATAACCGTATCCATAACTTGGGTTTATTCATAACTGCAACCTCCTGGCTGACTATCTATAATTGTGTGCGCAATATAAACGTGAAGGAAATCAGCCAGGAGTAAAGGAGAACGGCACGCCCGACACCAAGCACGTGCTAATACTCGTTTTGTATGGGTCGGTGTCACCCTAACCACTACGCTACTCCGATAACAGCGTCTAGTACTAGTTTGTTAGCCTTACCTGCTGCCTTGATTTCAGCATCAGACGCATCAGGAGCTACAGCAGTAAGCTCTTTGACTGGAATACCTTCATCTTTGCACTCCTTCCAGAGCTTATCGAACCGATCCCTCAACACTTCACTAGACTGTCCAGAGTTCACTCCCACCATTTCCTCCGCAGGAGTTACTTCATAGCCTGCTAAATTCATAATCCATGAGAATGCTAAACGATAAGCCTTACCTGTTGCCCTAGTTACTGCCATACTTCTACGAGCATAAGCTGGACGTTTCTGCCAGGTAGGCTCATCCATACCAACCATTGCGCTACCACGCCCGACAACCTGCTGGTCGCTGGCTCTGATAAGCTCAACAGTAGCCACTATATCACCGTCTTGTTCCTCTACTGATAACTCTCTAGGCAAAACACCTAACAGTGCGCCTAGTGTCGTCCAGCCCTCCACCTGGACATATGCTTTACCATGTATCTTTATGTATAACTTCCTCGTATCAATCACATCCTTCAAAACTGTAGCTATCTTAGAGGCAATAGATAAAACTTCCTCTGGTCCACTTGCTACCATAGTGCCTAGATATAGCTCATTTCTTGGTGCTATCTGTGTATCCTCGTACGTAAGATTATTAGCATCAATTATTGTTGTAGTCTCTGTCATTTTATTATCCTTGTCTTACCCTGTGGTACAGGGTCAAGAGGTCTCCATTTTAATGTTTTGGGATCTTTAGCTGGGATCTCAATTACTCTATTAGTTTCACGCAAGGCAGACTCAAATCGTGCAATGTCATCGCCAGTAAGGTCAGTTGCGTCACCGCCTGTAAATCGTATAGTCAGCACTCTAGCATCATCACGATACCAACACCGAGTATAAGTAATCGCATTTAGGTTTACATAATACTTGTTAGTGCCTGGATAGTCGCCTAACTCCACGAACGCATAACTCATGCTACTACCTCCTTTATTATAGTTTTGTTTTTGACTAACTTTTGATAACAAATCTCACAATACTGCAATCCATCCACCACGTCAGACAACAACTGGTTTTGAATATCTAAATCACAATAGTCACAAGGACTACTCGTGATTTCAAAACGCCCTTCGTGTTCCCACCAGGAACTATCGTACTCTTGTTTGTTTTGGGTTTCCACTTGTCTGCTCCTTTGCTCTTTCTAAATACAACTCTAACGCACGTTTGACTGTTGCGCTTACCGTCCGATCCTCCAATTCGGACTGACATATAACGTCTTGCTTTAACTTAGATGTAATGTATCCACTTATCCACTCTTTATTACTCATAATATGGAGTTTAGCATATACAACAAGTATTGTCAAATGTTTACAACGAGAAAGCTAGTATGATCTCCCGAGGCAATATTACCTAATGGGGTGCGCCAAAAAGCGCAGCAAGCGCCAAATTACGCACTAAGTAAAACACATTAAAGCAAAAAACCCAGCGACAACTGGGCTCTTTGATAGTCTAAAGGCTAATAATATGTTATAGCAAAAGTATATCATAACTCGTAACAAAAGACAACGCCCGACCGAAGCCAGGCGTTGTGCAAAGGAGGCATCACATGCACTACGTGGAGGTTAGTGCTAAACGTGATGCAGGTATTTTACCATACACACTTAATCAGTAGGGATCGCTTGATACTTTACATTCACAGTATTGTCAGCTAAGGTGTCGTTGTATAGCCTGAGCCAGTAGCCACCCATAGCAGGTACACCAAACCCTCTCATGCTAGACCAGCTATTGCCATCCTCTATGTCAGACACATAGCAACCTGTCTGGAGGTAGATACGTTCTTGGTCAGTCATTATCCTGCCATGATTAGATATAGTCTCGACTGGCATTGACATACTGAACCTATTATGTATATGCCCACGCACCATAATGTCAGCATTCGGCCACATGACGGCACTTCGGTTACTCTGAATAGCACCCTTGGTTACAGGTGCATTGCCACCCACGCCATGATGATACTTCATGTTAATAGTCTTACGTCTACCACCACTGGCGTACTTCATTTTGAATTGTACCCAACCTGTGTATGGTCCTACTATCGGAGCAGTACCTGTCTTTATCTTGAGATGAGTGGCTACAATCGTGAGTGGAGAAATTTCGTGATAGCGTTGGTAAGAATGCTCGTGATTTCCAAGAGAAAGCAGGGCTATGTTATCAACATAAGGTGCTAGGAAGTCCGCTGCATCCTCACATACATCACCGAGATAGTCATCGCTGCCAGCATACTCTGCACGCAGCTCATGCTTTGCACTTCTCCTATCGAACTTGCCACCCATAAGATCTAATAAATCACCTATGATGAAAACAGGTGCATTACGCACCTTAGCTTGTTCCAAATGTTTGCGGACTAGTTTTCTATTACAACCTCTAGCATCAAAATGAATATCACTGATCAATAGGAAGTGTTGTTCCCATTGTGCCGTATAATCTAGGCGTGTGAAATAACAGCCTGGCGATACAGACTCTTCCAACTTAGGAATGATTATTGGCATAGGTTACGCTGCGAATATCTTACCCACTAGTGCTAATACAGATCCTAATACAACCATTACCAATCGCATCAACCACTGTATATTTGTTTCGATTGCACTAACACGCTCACTAAGTTTACCAACATCACCCTCCAGGTCGTCCATACTATTTGCCATACGCTGATGGTCATTTGCCATGCGCTCTGAACTATGATTAAGGACTTTTATATGATTGCGTATTCTATTAAGTACATCTCTATCTGTCTGATCCATTATTGCGTTTTCCTACTATATATGGAATTTGACTTCCTGTCCATACTTCATGCGGAAACGAATTACCGCTTGCAGACGCTATAAATGCGTACGCTGAATGTACTATTGGATCTAAATTATTCACATACAGAACATATTGATTGCCTTTCTCATCAGCACTGATACCCTCTTTAGGGTTTGAAAATTCAGTGATAAGTATTGGTTTATCATTCCGTAAATAATTCCGATAGTAATGCCCTGCATCACCCCTCATCTCATCATAGTTAGTGAAGTAGCAATGCGCCCCGATCCAATCACACTCGTCTACCACGCCAGTAGCTACAGCCTGTTGCCAGAACGGCATAGATGCAGCCCTAACATTTTCAATAGCGTGACCTGGAGATAGCCCAGGCCATCCTATTTGTATCTCAGGACACGCCCGCCTAAATTCATTAGCAGCACGCCTCAGAAAAGCAGCAAACTCACCACCGTTTCTCCAGCAAATATCATGCCCTTCAATATGCAAGTTAGGTTCGTTATGTATCTCAAACATCCTAACCCCAGCCTGATAATGTTTCTTTACATCCTGGTATGTAACCTGTAAAAAATCATCTACAGTATTATTTTCCGCAGAAGGTTGCCACATAGCCCTAACTACAAAGTGCATATCAGGATTTATCCTTCGCATCTGTTCTATTGTGTCAGGACTTTCAATCGATAATATCTTGAACGCATCGATCTTGGCTTCCTTCACCATCGCAGGTATGGCAGGTATAGCCTCACTACTATTCCCCCAGCAACCATCCGCAGATCCATGCAAGCCCCATAAAGAGTGGCTTGTTGGCTCTATAGACGGCTTCTCAGGGTTAGGAGCAGGAATTTGATCCCTTACCACCTTGACACCTGGATAATGATCTCTAAACCAATCCTCTGCGCCTTCGTGTTTTCCATGTAATATAACTGTACGGTCATCTAGATCACCGATACCTGCGTCATCGTATGATGCCGTCACACTACTACGTGCCTCGTAGGCTTCTCTTGCTACCTGTACCCAAGTATCAATAGATGCGTTTTGTTCTACCAGGTGTACAACCCTAGCGTATTGAGTGCGTGGTTCACCCCTATTCATTTCATTATCCACCACCACAGGTCTGGATCTGGATCGGGATAGTAGCCTGGCTTCACTGTCTCGTCTCCGCACAAGTGCTGTAAGTTTGTTGCCGTTGCTGTAGACATACTCTTTGGCGTGTTCGGCAGCTTTTGTAAATTGTCCTGAGTTACAAAGGTCGATGATTTGTTTTGCTCCAACCAATCCAAGATTGTAGACCAAACTAAGTAAAGCCGTTTGTTGTTCAGGTGTAGGCTCGAAAACCAGCTTCTGTTCCAAGCCTTGCGCAAAGTGTTCCAGCGCATCACGCAATCTTTTCTCAGCTTCCTCAATAGATATAATTTCTTGTGCATCCTTAGCTCTTGTTCCATATCCTATAGAATAACGCCCACCCCCACCGTCTGCGTATGCCTTCTGCGAATAACCCTCTAGCGCAATAAGAAACGCTATGTCTTGATTATGGATTTCCATACTGTAGTATACTTATATAAATCAAGAGTTTACAGTAAGGCAAAAACCCTGGCATTAAAGATCAGGGTTTTTGTTTTACTATACTTGCCATTACCACAAACACAACCGCCAAAAATACAACTGCCGTTACAGTTTTGTTTACGCATCTGGCTCATTTGGGTACTCCACATCATCAGGATCATCATAGTCCTGTGGTATATCTCTTAGTTCTTGTCGGTATGCTTCCCAATCTGACTTATCCTCTAAAGGAAAATCTGCCATGATTACATAATCAGAACTTACTAGTAGTGCATCACGCTTCCTGCGTACATCCTGCCAGTCGAAGTCATCTTGAGCCTGCACTAAGCCTGATTCCAAACTAGCTTTAGTCGGCTTACTGTACTGGTCATCATGGATAACGAGATTACTGTACACCTTATCTGTAAAGTCTGACCAGCCGAACCATTGCCCTTGATGTAGCTTTACTAATACATCCTCGATGTGGTCTGGTCTACCGTTTTTAGCAGTCATGTTTATGTGTCTCCTAATCTAATAAACGTCATGTATGTATGGTTTGCACCAGACGAACCAGCAGTGGTAACACCGCTTTGTTCTGGTACTGAATCAAACCTGACTTTATGCGTAGATGTATTGGTTACATCAAACAGAACATTGAGTGTGGCATGGGTATAGCGTGTTTCGCCCGACACCAAGTAACTCGCTGATTGCGCTGCTGTACCGTATGAAGAATTGTCAGTGGTCAATCGTATCATAGCTTCATTGTATGGGCTGTTGATATTGTCATTAGTTTCGATTACAAAATTTATCCACCAAATACCA